CAGCATTGCGGTAAACTACGAAGTATTTTTGATTTGATTTTTTCATAACTGCTTTTTTTAACTTTGTTTTAATATTGAACATGCAAGCATTATCTCATAAATCGAGGTCATTGTCAACCCTAAAATTTAATTTCCTGTGCTTCCGAATCCACCTTCTCCACGATCTGTGTCCGACAACTCTTCTACTTCTTCAATGTTAACCCATGGAAGTTTCATAACAATCAGCTGAGCAATTCTATCGCCCTCTTTATATTCTACTCCACCAAGTAAGGGCGTACTCATTCGAATTTTAATTTCGCCGCGATAACCACTATCTATCACTCCAACAGAGTTTCTTAAATAGTGATCTGTCTTGGATATGCTAGAGCGTGGAAATATAAGCCCTACATAACCTTCAGGCACCTCCATTGCCAAGCCTGTTCCATATTCGTAGAAACCTCCCGATTTTTTTAAAGAAATTGCGACCAAATCCATTCCCGCATCACCTCTTTTTGTGTAGGTTGGAACCTTTGCCGCTGAAAAAATTTTTTTGAATTTCAAGTTTACTGTATTCTGATTTCTTTCCATGATACTAATTTTTGTTTTACTAAATCTCTGATGTGTCTTTGCTTTTGACTGAGTTGACTGTTACCACTCTTGACTTCTATGAATGTAATTTCATCATCGCCAAATGAAATGTAATCGATTGGCTGTCCTAAAAATGAACAGCGTTCAGGTTCGAATTCGAATTGATCTAAAAATGGAGCAAGTGTTTCGGCGATATGTCCAAGCCTAACCTCACCGCTTTTCTTTTGCGATAATACTTTTTTGCGTGCAATTGTTTCATCATCTAATTTTTTTTCTAGATCAATTATCTTTGATTCTAATTGTTTTTCTTTTTGTTTGTAATCTTGACTACTAGATTGAACATTGTTTTGTTGTTTGTCAAGGGCGCTTTGTAAATTTTTTATTGTTTGAGTGAAGTTTTCTTCGCGAGTTTGATGCTCCACATCGTGTGCATTCAATCGTGTGCGCAAAAATTCATTCTCATTTCTCAATTCATCAACAACATTTTCATCTTGCTTGGGTTGATATATATACCAAACCAAACCCACAATAATTAAAATACATAGTCCTTCAAACATGCATGATTATAAGTTATAATTCACACTGTTCCACAATTACTCCAGCTTTTTTTAATAAATTTATACCCTGTTCGTCTTTATATAATTCATTGTATACAAGGCGATGTATGTCAGATTGTATAATTAATTTTGCGCACTCAAGACAAGGAGATGCAGTTGTGTATATTGTTGCTCCCGCGCTTGATTGAGTGCTTTTTGCAAGTTTTGTTATAGCATTGCTTTCAGCATGTAATACTTCAGGCTTTGTGGTTAGTATATAGCCCCGTGAGGCAAGCATACTTGGTACTTCCTGTTCTACCTCACAATTGTTACTAAAACCCCTTGGAGTGCCGTTGTAGCCATCGCTAATGATGGTTCCATCACGAACAATCAAACAACCAACCTGCTTGCGCCGAGCCTTTGAAAGACGCGACCAAGAGGTGGCCATTTGAATGTATGTTTTATCTAATTCATTCTGATGCGGCATCTTGCTTTTTCCAAACTTGATAACTCTCAAGAGCTTTCAAATCTTTAACATTGATTTGCGTAATCTCTTCAGGCTTGCCGCTTCTTTTATAAATTCTATACTTTGCTTTTTTTGCAAGACCAACAAATGGTAGATCGTATCGTATCTTTCCACTGTTCAACATCTTTACCATTTCTTTTCGATTCACAACAACAAAGTCGTAGTTTCTTTCAAAAGCTACAAAATGTGAGTCACCATGAATCCATCCGTCTTCACCCTTTGCATTTTTAAACTCAATCCACAACCATTCTTGGCTTTGTTTCTTGTTTTTGATTTTCTTAACATCAAAACGAATTTCTACAGGTTTTCCATTCTTACCTTTAGCTTTAAGCAGATGCGTTACATTGTTAAAGTCATGCCTGCGAGTACGCTTGGGGGAATAACCTCGGGATTCGGCAAGATCTTCAAAAGAAATCTTCTCTTCTTGACTCGGTAAATCTTCCACTATCGTATCTTGGATGGAGAGGATGTTTCTACAACCTTAACTTTTCTCTGATCAGGATCTTTCCACTTTTTTAGTGTTTCAACAAGCTTTTCAGAGCGAACTTGAGCATCTTCTTTGGATGCATAATTTCTATCTTCAATCCTTCGCGAATTGCGAGTCACTACATATACTGTTTTTTGTTTTGATTCCGTCATGTTTTATTATATTGATTGTACGAGTTTTTTACCAAAATTAGTAATTTTTCTTTCGCCGTCGATTTGTATAAAGTTTTTTCTTAAAAGATAAATTTCGTGATCACGCCTTAAACTTGTTGGACTTAAACCTGTAACCGCAGAAAGCGTTTGTAATTTACAGCTACCTCTGTCGGCTAGAATCTCTAGAATTTGTTTCTCTGTGCATGTAATGCCATGAGGTAAAATACCAAGAAGGTCAGTTAATTCATTATAATCTGACATTTTGAATGTATTTTGATTCTCACTTTCACAGTACAATGAAATTTCCTTGGAACGCATGACCGCGTTTCGAGCGTTACCACGAACGGTCAGAGATAGCGCATCCAATGCTTCATCGCTAAAGTTTATGCCGTCACAATTTAATTTGATTATATCAGAAAGATTGTCTTTCGAGTATTGTTCAAAATCAACTGTACTAAGACGATCTTTTAATGGAGGAAATAGTTTATCGCTCTCTGTGGTTGCAAATATAAATGTTTGCTTGGAGAAATCAAATGTGAATGTTTGGTCGTCGTATACAAATTCTTTTGTGTTTGTTTTTTCGGTATTGAAGATAGTAAGAAACGCCATTGTTAAATCTTTAGGTAAAGCATGAGCTTCATCAAAAAGAATAGTTATCTCGTTGTTCATTATCAATGGAATGAAGATTTGCTCAAAAAACTGAGCGTTATTCTTGATTGTTGAACAGTTTAACTCTAAGAATGGACGCTTGCTTCCATCTTTATTCTTGAGGTTTTTAGCAAACTCTTTTGCGAATAAAGTTTTACCAAGACCTTTGGCCCCAACCAAGTTTAAAAATGGGCAAACGCTTGTTGCCTGATATGCTTTAAGATAAAAATTGAGCTTTTTCTTTACGTTGTATTGCCCAATTAAGTGTGAAAAATAATTATTCATTGTCAAAGTCGGTGACCGCGTATTCGATTTTATCTTCTACTGATTGTAGCTCAGAAAAATCTTGAGAAGTTGACTTGCCACTTAAATAGTTTGCGTAAAGCCTACCTTTAACCCAATCTTCACTGACGGGAATAGAGGTTACTTCTTGCGCAGCAAGGTCGAGGATCTCTTGAATAGACAAGGTCACAATAGAGGAACCGCCTTTGCCACTATTGCGGCGTTTGCGGGGAGTACCATCTTTGTTTAATGCGATTTTCTTCATATGAGACTATTATCTCATAATGCGGCGCTTTAGTCAAGCGTAAAATTAATCTAAATCAATATCAGAATCAAATTCTATATTTCCTTCATTGGCTAGTTCTACTACTTTTTCTTGTAATGCTCCAATGATTGTGATTGTATTGATGTCATATTCATCAATATAGCGATAAATCAAATTCTCTAAATCCATTCGAAACGAATCTGTCTGTTCGTCGTAATCTTTTGGGCCTGAGATAAACAATTCTTCGTCATCATTTTTTTTATTCATAAGTGTTTTATATACACTTCAAATAATTTAAATGCGCGCTCTACTTTTTGTTCGCGTTGACGTTTTCGGGTTGGAGATTTTAAAATTGTGTTGGTTTGTTTGACTTTAAAACCAAATGAGATCTCGTCTAAAATTATTTGCCACTCTTGACTTGTGAGGTTTTCGGGGCAATCTTTTATGTTTTTCTTTTTCGCGGCTATTTTTTCAAGAACAAATTGTTGTATTGTTTTTTCTTTATTTTTTTTCTTAAAGAGATTTAGAGATTTTAATTTGTCTATTATTTTCATGCTTGCCAGAAGTTTTCTATTGCTTGTTGTGTTGGTTCGATTAAACTGTGAAGCTGACAGCAAAAATCATCTTTACTCGTCCAGTCCATTGCGTTTTGTAACATATATATGTACCTTACACTTTCTGATTTTCCGAAGTCATAAAAACAACACTGCATTTCGCGACGCTTATCGCTTACAAGATCTGCTGTTAAGAATGGCTGAGTTGTGGAAATAGCTTCAATTAATATTGAATAAAATAAATCTCCATGATCTGTGTTTTTTTCGAAGTTTATTTGTTTTACATCCGATCCATTTGCTGACACACCCATCATTAACATTTTATCAACAAAGTATTCTTGAAAGGTTTCTAGCTTGTCGTAAAAATTAAGCCGTGAACTTTCGTCAAATATATATTTTTCTGTGGGAGATACTAACATAAAATTTTGGACGCGAGCGGAGTCGAACCGCTGTGTTTAAATCTTCAAAAATATACATCTACAAGTTTAGTTTATTTTTTTTATAGTTACGATATAAACATCCAACTAATTGTTTCAATTATTTACAGTTTGTGATACAAATAAACTTTTTTCTGTTTTGCAGATGGTTGACCCCTCTCCTACCGTATCTGCGTCTGATAGGGAGGGGTAGCAGAACTAAGCTGCTAAGGCCAATTTCTCAGCTACTGAGCTGAAAGCTTGGACACGATTTTTATTCTTGCCATGTACAAGTTTGCGCCTTTTAACGAAGCCTGGCACCTCTTCGACTTGCTGTATACGAATTCAATTTAAATCAAATCCAGTACGCGCCCTAAAATGCAAAAGAACAATTACTTGCCGCTATTCTTTCCAAGATCAGCAAGACCTTGACCGAGAACATAAGCGACAATAGGAGTTACAATCTGCATGATTGCATCTTGAGTTAACCCCAAGCCCCAAACGTGATTAATAATAGGTACACCAGTTGCAACTGCTGCTGCCCAGAACTTCTTACTATGCCAAAATGCTTTTTCCATAATGTTTTATTTTAAAAGTTAGAACAACTCTTCAGGAATATCTTCGTTAGCTGCGGCACTAGCTTTTTGCTCTGCCGAGGAGGAAGAAACTTCTTCAGCTGCTTGTGTTGCAACTTGCTCAACATTAGTCTTTGCTTGCGCTTGATCTTCTGATCTGTAGATCACATAATCTGGGGCTTTTTCATTCTTTTCTTTGCCCTTGTTTGTGAACACCACAACTTTAACAGGTTCTGTTACTCCAGGCATTGTTTCGACGTTAATAGTTCCTGATAGGTATTTTTGATTTTTACCACTTCGTACCCAAAGGGCGCCAAGTTCTCTGTTTTTCCAATCCGACTGCTTTTCTGTTTGTTTTTCTGTGTTTTCCATAATTATTTATTGTTATATAAATTTTGTAGTTCTTGTATAAATAAAGGTTTTGCACCTTTGCTAAGTTTGTTGTATTGTTTTTTTGCGCGAGAGTATACTCGCTTGCTAGTTTCATCTGCGAGTTTCGGATCATAATTTAATATGCTTCGAATTTGTTTTGCTGATTTACTGTTCATGGGATTGATTATATTATAATTTTAAAAGAATGTCAAGAATTAATTTTCAAAAATAGATTTTTCCCAATCAAAACATCCAAAATAAATCTTTTGCATTGCATTGTTACTTGTGTATCCCTTGGTTACGAAATGAGAATTTTTATCGTAACAATGTATTCCTAACGCAAAATTCTGTCCAAGCGGGGCTTCTAGTTGTAATAATTTGGGCATCAATTTTTGGCAATACAATTTTGAATCTTGCAAATTTAGAGACTCTCTGTTGAATCGAGGATAAATTGTTGTGTGAATATTTTTGTCGCGAAAAGATAATTCTATTGCTTCTTTGTGATTAGGCATATTTAATTTAAGTAATTTATTTATGCATTTAATTAAAAAATGATTGTATAGATAGTAATATTTGTTTGTCCATACGTTTACTCCATTACAATGTATAACTAATGATGATTGATTTGCGCATTTAAAGTAGACCGAGCGAACAATTTCTTTTGTTTGTATGTTATATTTAATTGAAAAGTTTAAACCTGCGAGAGATTTACTATTCAATGTTAATTCATCTTTATTGAAGTATCCCGCGAATGCATAGTAAAACATGTCATTATTAAAAAACCAACGAGCAAAATTAGAATCATAGATATCTTTTTTTGTATATATTTTATAATAAAACTTGATTGATAATATATCTTCTTCATCAAAATCAAATGCATATCCATCGAGTGTTTTATATTTTGTTTTTAATTGCCGCGAAAAGTCAGCAAATCGCGAGAGATCAGTTGATGCTTTGCGGTGGATCAGATATTGACGGATGTTCATTTTTTATATTTTCAAAAGAAGGAACTACTTTGTTGAATTTGTTTTTAGTTTTGTTGTAAAGTTTAAGCCATCCAAACATTCTGCCCATCAATGGAAGGAATAAACAATTACTTGGGTTAATTCCATTGTCCAGAGAAAGAGCTGCGATTGCACATCCAATATTCATTGGTACAGGCATCTGCTCTTGTAGTCTTAAGCAAAAATTTGTGTGATTATCTATCAAGTCAGCGAAATTTGTTATAAGATAAATTACTCTTGCATCTTCTTGCTTGATTGATGGATGTCCAAAGCCCGGAATGTTTATGCCATCATTTTCGCGCACAACATCGATAGGATTTTTATGATAATTGTTTGATATAAACTCCGCGATTTGATTGATTGGAAGATGTTGATCGGTTATGCAGTTTAGCCCTGCGGCAAGCGCATGCGGTAAATCGGAGCCACAATTTGCTGCAAGCGCAACAACTGCCGAGCTTGGCGGTTCATTGTCAATCGGAAATTCAACAAACACGCTTGCTAGTGCATCGAATAATCGGCGCTGTTGCTTTGTGTATGCTTGTTTGTCGATTAAATATTCTAATACTTGATCAAAAAACATTTGTATTGCCCTCGAATTTAAATGCTATCAATTGTGTTTCTGCGTCAAGTTGCGCGGCGATTTTTTGTGCGTTGTTTAGTGATGCTTGATTGTTGTTTTTTATGTCAAATACAAATTTTTGTATGCCGCGATTGTGCAATTCTTTGCCGATAGATAACCTAAGTTCTGTTCCTACTCCTTGTTGACGATAATCAGGATGCACTATCGTGATAACTCCTGTCGCGGTTTTTTGTTTGAGTTTGTAGAAATCATTTATCTTGGTTGAACAGCAGCTTATACCGATCAATGCTTCGTGATCAAAACATCCAAACACCGGCTCATCTTCAAATAATAATGGAAAGATTTCTAACTTGTAAAACGAAGACACATTACTGTCTGTTGGTAGTAATTCTCCTATATGTAGTTCGTCTCCATTAAAGATAGACACTTTTATCAAATTCAGTATCTGCTCCTCATGTTCAAAACTTAATTCTACTATTTTTTGAGTGAGCATAAATGATCATACTATATACTCGTCAATATGTCAAGCATTATTTTCCATAAAAATCATTATCTTTCTTTTTTTGGAAGGCAAAAACAATTGCCCCTAACAATCCAAAGGCTAAAAAATCACCTGTAAAAAATTCAAAATATGAGGACGCGAGAATTTGTATCATCTATATTCTTTTCTTAACAAGCGCCAACGGTCAGAATCAATAGGTTTGTTTCCATCGTCAATGGCATACAACATTTGTATGATTTCGTCAACACTATTATAGATATATTTATGAGGAAACATACCAAGCATCCATAGCGGAGTCTTTGCTTTGCCACCTTCCATGCTAACGAATACAGGTTTTTTTTCGCGAACCGCTGTGACAATTTCTTCAGCGCTTCCCCAACTTGCTACTTCAGGCACAAGATGTGCAATAATAAAATCACTGCGATCTACCAAATTTAAATCGTATGCACGAACAGTTTTCATTCGCTCGGTTACTCGATCGTATTGCTTGGTACTCATCCAAGTTTCCATTTCTTGGCGACTTGCTTCGTCCTCTTCTACATCTTTAATGAAAGGTTTTTTATATGGATCAAAACATGTAATACTTAATGGTTTAAGCTCTTCTGCTACATGATCTCTCCAATTACGACCGCTCACATACTGCATGTGACCTACCAAATAACATTTGGTTCTGTACAATAGATTTTTCATGCTTCAACTATACCACATAGTCGAAACATTGTCAAGATTTATCTCGAAGCAATAACGTGAACGTAGTACTGAGAGGTTAATGAAGATGCGAAATTGATTTTAAAATCTGCGTCTGTTATATTTGATATCATGTATGGTACAATTGTCGCCGAACTTTCTGAGTTCCATACTGCTACTGCTGATTGCTTCCAGCCTTCTGAGGTTAATACGTAAATATAATTATCATCATAATCGAAATCACCAAGGTTTCCTCCGTCAGTTTTTGTGGAGGTTGCAAGTGGTAACTTGCCCCATAATGTATCATCTATGCAAACATAATAAAAATCATTATCAAAATCTGTATCACCTGCAGAGCCTGCTGCGCGAATAGATTCTGCTGTTGTTGCGCGGCGCCATGTATTTGAATCAACTGCAATATAATATTCCCAGCTGTCCATAAATGTTTCGCCAGGAGTTCCTGGGTCGGAAACGCTAAACGATATTTTTCTTTCAAGAGTAACCGATACTGTTGGAGATTTCGCAAATGCACTTGGATATGTTATTGTATAATTATCTTGTCCCTCAATCACATAATCTTTGAATGATTGAGTGATTGTTTGATGTAGTGAATACGAATCCTTTGCAGTTGCTTGTGTTTCGATAGAATATTTGTTGCTTGCAAGAGCTTGATCGAATGAAATGAAATATGAATTGTTTGTGATATTTGAAATGTTGAAAAATCTAACAGGTTCTCCAGATTCGCTTTGTAGAGTTGCATGAACAACTGGCGCATTTCCGAATGTTTTTGGAAAGTCAATTTCGTATGTCGTTTCGCCGCCAATCAGATTGGTTGAGAAATGAACAGATTCATCGTACCCCTTGGGCACCAACTTGTCCCAACCTCCATTTTGGCCTGCAATATAAAGCTCATCAACGTATGCAGAACCGCTCATTGATAGTTGTCCGAGGGCTGTATCGGAATTGATCAACAAACGACCATCTGAGTCAACCACAAGCTTCTTATCTCCACTCACAGAAAACTCAATCGACTCACCAACAACTACGCTCGAACCTGTAGCTTTGATTGCCACTTGATCGTCGGAAAATTGAATGTATGTATCATCATCTCCAACGTGTGCAATTTTATTTGTTACAGAAATATCCCCAGTTACATTTAAATCGCCGCCGAAATTGCCTGTGCCAACAACATCTATCGAGCCAGAAAAATCAGCGCCTCCGCTGACATGTAATCCGCTGTTGAAGACTCCAGAACCATTAACATGTAAATCTCCGGACACAGTAACATCATTAAGCCCAAGGCTTCCTCCAAATTCAATTTCACCAAGAGCATTAAACTCTCCTTCAATACAAACATCTCCTTCGACATGAAGTGCATATTCTGGCACTCGTGTTTTGTCTGCAAAACCACTGCCAATTCCAAGCTTTTCAAACAATCCGCTTTCTGCTACAAAATTATAACCGCTAATATCTCCGCTATATGTTGTGTCTACTACTTCATTTAAAAATACTGTATCTTCAAATGTGCAAATATCTGCGAATGTTTTTTCTCCACTTATTGTTTGAGCTCCAGTGAGCGCAACTGTATTACCAAGAATCGAGCTTTTTAAATTTTTGAATGTTATTTTTTCATTTTTTTGACCTGACTTTGTGATCAAAAATAGTACATCTGCATCTGCATTTGAGGCGGATGGATCGACTGGTGAAAGCAAGTCAATGTCAGAATATAAAACACTGAGCTCGGGAAGAGTGGATATTCTATTGTCGGTAGGCATGTTAACTTATTCTCTGGGTTTCGTGTTCAGTAGAGATGGTGTGTATCGTATAATTTTCTGTTGTTGGGGTAGACAAAATTAAAGTATAATCAGTTTTACTTACACCAGATATTGTGTGCGGGACTATCTCATTTTGTGCTTCAATATTAATGTTGACCATCGGTTTTAAATTGTGTTCTTCTGGGAATGAAATTGTATATGTATCTGAACCTGCAGTTATATTAGTAGTGAAGCGTTGAAAGCCTTGTTTGTTTGTACTCAATTCACCTGTTGACGCGGACATTGCGGTGGTGTGAATTATAAATTCATTGTCATCTATATCTTCTGCGAATTTTATTTTAAAATCATTAGTTGTTACATCTGATATGATGTGTGGAATGATGTATCCTGTGTGTTGTAATTGTGTGGATAATATTGGTTGAGTGTGAAATGTTTTTGGCAAGTCGATTGTGTATTCTCGCGCGCCTGTTCTTAATTGTGTTTTAAAAATCATTGATTCATCATCGCCACCAAAAAACGGACGATATATAGTATCATTCAATGCACTTATATTTTCCACATAACCTGTTCCATCTACATGCAACATTCCAGAAGGTGTTGAACTGGAGAGGTTTATAACATTATCATTGTTGACATATATTTTGTCTTTAATTTGTATATTTTCATCAGTGATGTCGATAGCATTAGATGATCCGCTAGTAAAATGTATATGATCGTTGTTGAATGTTATTTTCTGATTGTTTTGTGAGAATATATTTTCGTGAACATATAAAGTGTCTGCTGAAATTTGTCCGCTTGCGTTGAGATCCCCTAACGCATCAAAGTTTTCTGAGAAACTAGAATTGCCTGTGGCTGAAGTTGACTGAATAATTTGTGCACCACTAGCAACTGTAAAATTTAGCGCCGAAAAATCACCTGTTGTGTCGAATGTTCCAGGAAATGATAATGCGTTATTTATTTTTAATTTACCCTCAAATGTTGCGCTCTCAAAAATTGTAAGATCGCAGCCTTCGGGTATATTATTTCCTGTTCCTGCAACCGCATTTTCAAACAGCCCAGTTGTTCCAACAAATGTTTTTCCACTGATTGGGCCATCTGATGATAGATCTTGT